CGGAGGCCTTGGTAGTTTCCGCTTGTGCTTTCGCAAGACCATCCAAGAGTTGTTTGCGGTCGAGCTTTAGCCGATATGTCGCCTCACCTAGTTCGGCCATGAAGTTCCACCAGCGGCCCAATCGCCGAATAGAGGTAGTTAAACTGTTTCCACTTCAACCGTCCAACGTCACGCGGGGTCATGCCGTAAACATAGCACAATTCGCAGACGATCCCGCGATAGCCGCTCAAGCCTTTGGCGCGGCGTCCGACCCGGCGGGGATAGTAGAGGTCGAAACCGTCGTCGATAAAGGGTCGGGGGTACCCTCCGCTTTGTCGATAGCCAGACCGGTGAGCCGCACGGCAATGTCGGACAACCTGTTAATCGTTTTGATATCAAGCTGGCGCATGAAAGCCTCGAACTGCAGTCCCGGCATCTTGTGTCGCAACGAACGGTAAATCAGGTAACACCGACCCGCGATACTGGAAAGAACTNCATCGAAAGTCACGGTCTTATTCATAATCGCCGCCTGCGCCGCAGCACGNGTGTTCTCAGGTAGGTTGACGCCGTGGATGTGCCGCGTTAATTCGAGATACGAATTGAACCGTTCGTTACGTATGTACGTTTCCGAAGCCGTCAAATCGTCCATGTCCATTTCTTCAAGAACGTAGCTCTTACCGTTCAAATGCACTTCCATCGTTTCAGCAAGCGCGTCTGACAGGCTGTTGTCATCGACATCCATTACACGGTTCCCACAATGGCAATTTCGTAGGTTATGGTTGCGGCCTGCGAATCTACGGTCAGGATATCGCCGGTGCCCGCCGTCACCGTAAAGCCGTCGGTCGGCGAAGTCGCCAGATAGACGCCCAGGGGCGGCACGATAATCACGGGAGACGTGCCGTTGAGTACGTCCAACTCCATNAAGCTNCCACTCAATAGCAAGTCCTCACCGGAAGTCGTTCCGATGTTTTTGACCATCAGCGCACGGACGGTGGTGAATGTAATCGTCGCCCCGAACGCGTCAGTGAGCACGCCCGCCAGGTCCAGGTTCTCAGACGTGGCGGCAAGCTGCCGCGAGTCGGTCCATATCTGATTCGCGTTGGCGGTTGCCGCCGCGTTACCGTTGACAAGCGATTGATTGTTCTGAATGTCAATCTTCTCGCTCAGTGCGTTGAGCGTACCACTACCGTTAAAAGACCCGGTCATCGAGGCCAGCATATTGAAATCAGATAGAGTACCCATGTCGCTTTATCTTTATGCCACCGTAATGACACCATCCGACTCGAAACTCGCAGACCAGCCCGCAGGTGAACTGGCATCCGAGGTCGGCGACCAGTTGGACAGCCAGCCATTGAACGAATATGTACGACCGGTCGTAGCCGTCAACACGAATGCGGCGGACGTTCCATCGGTTACGTGGGACAGGTCATGCGGTACCGTGTCGTCCAGGAACCCGCCCATCGTGCCGGTCATTTTGTGTAACCCGCCNATNGTATTCATCGCGCTGCCCGTTGGATTGAATCGAGGCACTTCATGGATTGTACGGTCGATACTGGCCGACCATGTATTCGCCAACAGGTGGTGAGCGCCCGTCCCTGTTGTCAGATCGGTGGCACCTGCGAAACTGATATTACCTTTTTCTCCGGTTACGGCTGCCATGATCGGTTACTCCCGTTGACCCTGTTTGATGAGCGACGCGACTTTGCGCGCCCACTTGGTTTTCTTGCCTTCAATGACCGGGCGAATGAACGGCTGCGCTTCCATTTTGGATGTCCCGTTTTCGACGAATATACCATAGCCTACGGTGGACACGTCGATTCGCGGGTTGCGACCGCCGACGGCGTTCACCGCAACCGANTCTTGCAAGCGGCCCGTATCGACGGGTGCTAGTTCTTTTATTTCCGCCTCAATCTCCGGGGCTATGGCCTTAAATGCTTTGTTGGCGTCATTGCCCAATCGGTCCACTACATCACCCGTCGAAAACGAGGCGGTGTAGCCCTTGTTTGAGCGGACGGTGACGTTGCGCAGTCGCTCGATAACCGCTGCACCGAATCCACCCTTGTCCGAAACCTCCAACGGCTTAAACTTTGCCATGTCACACCATCCTCTCTGCAGGCACCTTAGCGCTTCGCTGGACCGTGTAAGTATAGGTGAGCGTAAATTGGTATACGCCGTCTACTAGATTAGGGCCGGTCGTGTTTGTGCGCGTTGCTTCGATGATCGTAAACGGTCCTAATATGCCTGCCGAATCGAACGTGCGGATCATCTCCGCGCAGAACGCATTGGCCCGCTTCTCGAATTCGTGGGCGCTGAATCCTTGAAAATTCAGGTCGTAGAGTTCCAGGTCCGCACCGAACGTGCGTATCGGAGCACCGCCCGTGCGGCCCACCGTCGCATACGGCTTTGCCTTACCGAGCCCGCCGGTACCCTGGTAGAGCTTGCGGCCTACGCGCACGAGTTGGCGATTGCTCTTGAACCGCAACTCCAAAGCCGGAAATAGAAGATTCATAGGTTCGCCTGCGTTTCGCGCGTAAACATGCGCGGATTGGTAGTCGGTGCTTTCGCGGTACCGGTACCCCACGCCTGGGTCGGATCGCGCGAAGCCGAACCGGCGGGCGTCTCCGCACCCGGCAGGTTCACTTCGCCCTTGGCCGCCATTTTCAGCCAGTCTTTTCGTGCCTGATACATTGCGTTTTTCACCTCGGACACGCCATCGTTGCGGGCCAATAGAAAAAACTGGGCAATATCGAGCGTCATATCGCGCAGGAAATTACCGCGATCCGTGTCCGACGACGCATCGACCGGTGTGGAATATCGGTGCGACAGATAGCCGTTGATCGAGCCTTCCGCCGCTGCAATGGCATCGGTAATTACCGTCTCATCAGGCACCGACGTACTGGAGTTCGTGATCCGGGTCAGGAGTTCGTCGTCCTCGAATCGCGCTTTCAGTTGCGTATTCGTCGCGTAGCTGCCCATTTATCACCTACGTACTATCGCGTTCGTCCGGCGATTCATTTTCCGCCACATTCTTTTCGACCGGCGCGGGTGCTACGACTTCCTTCATGACCGGCGTCGGCGCTACGGCACCCGGAGCGACGGGTTCCGCCTGCCGATTGAGCTTCCATTGCGGCACGAACTCCACGCCGCACAACTCCGCCCATTCCTTGCGCACCGCTTCGGTTACACGTTCGCCGGACATTACACCGCCCGCCGCCGTCTCGCGGTCAATGATATTCNTGCGAATTTCCGCAAGCGTATTCGCGGCGTCAGTTGCCGACATTCCTTCGGGTCTCATAGCTCACTCCTATGTGTAAGTGTGTTCGATTGACCGGCGCGGATCGCCGTAACCAAACACGAACCGTTGCCGTGTCAATACCAGAACCGCGTCGTGCAGGGCGATCATGTCCGGTGAATCCAGGACAATGACTTCCAGCGGTGTCCGCTCCTGATAGACAAACGGCTTGCGTTCCGCACCGACGGCATTGATATACATCTTGTTATCGGCGGTCAGATAATCGAGTACGTCCAACTGCGCCATGCCTGCAAATACGTTGTCCGTCTGCGAGATAAACTGGGCGTTGAGTGCCTCGAACGCGGCACTCTCGTAGTCCGCTGGTACCACAACCCGCAAGTCGCCGACCGCCAGTGTGTTAAAAGGACGACCCGTATCGTCGTTGAAGTCTCGCATTTGCGTCTTGGCGAGTTTCAAGTCGGCGATGAATTCGGTCTTGTCAGGGATGTTATCCGCCGCTGCCGCGTTAGACGTGAGCGTGTTGTCGATCGTACCGCTATCGCCGATAGTCCGCGTCGATTGGTAGAACGTCGCCCCGTCGAATCCGTTGTTACCGGCGGTGGCCCCGTTGACGAGCAACTCCGAGAACAGGAAGTCCTTGTACGTACCCCACACTTCCGCGACTTCCCGCATCCGAGAGGCGATCAGTCCGACCTGGTCGTCCTCCCAGTGCTTGCGATTGATCGCCAGCGAGAGTTCGTACTCGTTGTTGGTGATCGTGTAGGTGAAGTCGCGCAGCCCTTGAATCTGCCGACCGTCAAGGAACAATCGCGGCTTCGGAATAAAGCCGGGGAATACATACTGCTCCTGTGAGGTCGTACTCCCGTACTGTGCGCAGTGGTTCTGCCAGATCGTCGGTATTTCGGCAAGCCGTTCGTGAAACGCTGCGACTGCGCCTTTGACGGTAAGATTGTCCGGTTTCCATGTAGCCATGTCATTCTCCTGTCACTAGGCGATAGGCACCGCCATGATGATGATTTTGCCCGCACCGCTGGTACCGGCGGTTGTTACGAATGCCTCGACGCCCAGGTCGGCGGGGACGATTACAATGGCACCGCCCGTTGTGCCTCCGATCGGCGTATTGATGCCGACCACAATATCGGCAATCGCATCCGAAGTGGAAGTCAGCGTAATGCCCGTGGTTGTACCGGCTGTATCGCGTATAGTAACGACTGAGGCGCTGGCTCCCGTTGCTACGGTCAGCAACTCCCAGCATCCCATTATCAGCAGGCCGTTGTGGTTCTCGGTCTTGTCGATAAGCGGCATGATGTGAGAGGCCGTGTGCGTAATGGCCGGTGTCGCCCGCACGATGAGCGGGTGCGAGTGATCGTGCGGCACCATCCTGACAGCAACTACGCCCGCCGATACAAAGTTTTCGATCCAGCCGACAAACTGGCCGGACGATGCATCCTTGTTAAGCGTGTTATCGTCGCTCAAGAACACCGGCGCACCCACGTCGCCGATAACAGCGCCCGTAAGAGCATACTCGAAGCTGCCGTCAACGAGCACCTGACACCGCTTATCGCCGTCACTGCCGCTGGAATTGTCCACCGCGTCCATTGCAATGCCGATAAGCCGATTGCCGGTACTGGTAGTCGCCGACGATCCGGCCACGTACATTTCCAGGTAGCCGTCGCTTTTGAGTGAGACGAACCCGCCGCGATAGATCGTGGTGCTCGCCGCAACCTGGTAATCGATCTTCCGCCCTTCCGGGTCGGCGTTGGCCAGGAAGGTATTGATGATTTGATCCGCAGTCAGTGCTGCCATGATTGTGTCTCCAAATGCGCCGCGCTAAGCGGCCATCGTTTTCCGTTCCGATTCCGTGAGTACGGCCATGCCGGACGAACGAAGTTCCATATCCACGAACGATTGCTCTTTAGCAATCATACCCCGCAACTTCGGAGATTGCCGCCATTCATCACGGGCCTTTTCAATGACCCGCTTACGCGGATCCCCGGTTGTTGCGCCGCTAAGTCCGCCAACG